CTCTTTGGTCAAGAGCAAAACAAGCAGCAAGAAAGAAATTTAAAGTATACCCTAGTGCCTACGCAAATGCTTGGGCTGCAAAATGGTACAAATCTAAGGGTGGTACATGGTCAGGTAAAGACAACAGAGTAAAGAGGAAAGCATAATGCCACACGCAAAGTATTCACCAAAGCAAAAACGATTGGCTGCAGTAGCTGCACCAAGAAAGAAGATAACAAAAGCTGACTTCGATAAGCTTAGAAAAGGAAAGAAGAAGAAGTAATGGCTAAGGGTGGTTTAGGTAAATGGTTTGCTGAGGAGTGGGTTGATGTTAAGACTGGCAAACCTTGTGGACGTAAGAAGGCTAAGGGAAGCAAGCGTCCGTATCCAGCCTGTCGCCCGAAGTCGGTGGCAGGAAGAATCTCCAAGAAGGAGGCTTCCAAAAAGAAAGGACCGAAGAGAGTATCTTGGTCCACAACAGCATCAGGTAAGAAGAGAAAGAAATAAGGGAGCCTAAGTAGCTCCCCTTTTTTATACCTTAGCACCCCACCTATGACAATGAGAATCTAGAATCATCCAACCCTGTGCTTCTAGTTGGAGTTTACCATCGGATACAGAGGCAAGACACTCCTTCTCTGAGTTAAAAACTCTAGGTGTACCAAAGCTTCTACAGTCTGTCACTGACATATTACAGGCTAGAATTATAGCAGTAAACATTTAGTTTCCTTCCATCTCCTGTATCAACCTATCTAAGTACCACTTAGCTTTCTTCAGGTCTTCTACAGGTTTACCTTTGTATCTGTACCTATGTAGATACTTCTTACAGTTACCCTCTAGGTAGCCCATGAACATCATAGTATCCATGTTGTCTTTCATATAGTCTATACACTCTATCTCGCCATCACCATAGTGTGGTGGCTTATTTACTACAGTGTCTAGGTCTACATCTCCTATCTCATCCAACATTTCTTCTATTGTAAAATCTTCTTGTTCCATCTAAGCTCCTATATCTACTACTTCACATACGTCACCACTGCAAGCAAACGTCTGACTTGAGTTAGTACTATCTTCTTTTTCGTATTCTGTCAAGAGTGACCAGTCTATTTTCTCTGGCATTAGTGACAATAATGTCACATACTCACTCTTCATTATGTCCTGATAAGGTGCTTGTTGGTAGGTGTGTTCGTTGTAAGGTAAGAAGGACACGCCTGACATTTCATCAAAGTGTTTATAGACAAAAGCTCCAACCTCAAACCACTCATCCTTCCTGACGTTGATAGTCACGCTAGGCTTGTGCTCACACCAATGTCTCTGATACATAAGCCATGTCTCTAGCTGATCTATAGCTGACATATCCTCAGTAACTATAGCGTTGGCAGGAGACTTAACAGGGAAGCTGAACACTGTGGTTTGATCAGGTTTCATTACACAAGGTTCACTAGGGATACCTTGGTCCTTCATAAAGGCTGTCAGTGGGTCTTTGTTGTCACCCCTTACAGTCCTGATGTAGTGCTTGGAATGTCTTGCGTGAATACCTGAGGCACTGTCAACAAGTTGACTGACGGTTCCTGAGGGTTTGACACAGGTAATAGCAGTGGAAGGATTAATCCCAAGAGTATTAGCCAAACTATTATTTGTGTTAACTGCAACCTGTCTAAGATTTTCGAGATTCTTTGATAGCCCATTTGTCTTACTCGTTAATAAAGGGTTGTCCATTATACCTGTCAGGGATACACCTAGCAGACGCTCTTCTTCTGTGTTGTCTTTCCATATCTTACGAAGGTAAGGGAACTTAGTGTAGGTAGACTGTATAGTTCCTAGTGTTGTAGCTATCCTTACCTTACGTGATAAGTCAGCAAAGTTATCACTAGACCTTACGACAACCTCAGTAAGATTGCAAAATTGATAAGGCCGTAAAATTATTTCAGAACACGGGTTAGTTCCAAACTGCCAGTCAGGATCACGCCTACCGTACTTAGCTGCCTGTGCCTTGCTTGCTTCTCTGTTGAAGATACCTCGCTCACCACTACCTGATTCAACTAGAGCCATCCACTCACGCATGAACGACAGGCTATCAGGCTTCTCTGTGTAGGATACTGAGTTGTTAGCTAGAGCACGTTGAGGATCGTTAGTCCACCAATCACCTGACTTAGCGTGTCGCATCCTATCATCTGACAAGTTAGACAGACTAATCATAGCTGACCTACGGACACCACCAACTACTACAACCTCACCAATCTTACACATAAGATCGTGACACTCTATTGATGATAGTCTACGTCCTTGTGCGTCCTTGAATATCTTTATTGAGAAGTTAAACAAGTCAACCAAAGGAGCAGGGCCACTAGCTCTACCACCAAATGTCTTTAGCCTAGCACCTGCAGGTCTGACCTTTGATACATCCCACTTAGGTATCTCTCCTGCCCACAACAAGGCTAGTATTTGTCTGAAAGCTTTAGCCCAACCTTCTTTACTATCCTTGACAACAACTGTGGTGTCACTCTCGTACAACTCAGGTACTTCAGGTAGCTGCTGTACGAACTGTCGCTCTACTGAGAAGCCTACACCAGTGCCACACAATAGGATAAACATAGCCTCATCGAAAGACTTAGGGTCATCGACAGGTAGGTAACTGCAGTTGTAGCCTGATGTGTTGTCTCTATCCAATGCCTTACCTGCTGTCATCATAGCCCTCATGCTAGGCATAACCTCTAGGCTAAGGATTGATTGTTCTATCTGAGTGACAAAACTGTCTCTACCCATGACAGGTATGACTACATTCTCCATGTATCTGTCAACAGTCTCAGCCCAAGTCTCTCTTCGTTGTTCCTTCTCTAGCCAACGTGCGTATCTGCTTGTGTGTATGAACGCTTGGTAATCTGTTGGTAAGTAGTTGTTCATCTTTTATCCCCATTCCCTCGTAGTGTTCCTCGTTTCTGTCTGCTATGTAACTTCTCTAGGTTACTATAAGCTACGTTCTCCATGTCAACATTCAAGTCTCTACATAGTGCAGCTATATACCAGAGACAATCCCCTATCTCGTCAGCTATAGCCTCACGATCAAAGTCTCCATCCCTCATTATCTTCTTGACTTTGTTTGCTACCTCTCCTGCTTCAGCAGCTAGACCCAAGGCAGGGTAGATCACTGCGTGTTTCTTATCATAGATAGCTGTCGATGCAGCTTGCTGTTGATACTTGTCCATATCAAGAGGGTCTTGGTTGTAGTATTGAAAAGCATTTATATCGTCTAGAGTTATCACTGTTCTTGTTCCTTCCACTGTTTTATCTCAACGTCCAAATAAAAGTAATCATTCGTGTTGATAGTACCATCGTCCACCAACTTTCTTATGATTGCTTCCTCGTCTAAATCATTTTGTTCCATCAATAACTTTAGTCCGTAGTTATTGACAAGAGCTTCTATCTTACTATCGTGGTCAAACATTGTCAAGCCTTAATGTATCCAAAGGGAAGTTTCTTTTTCGTGAAGTATAGGTGTAGTTGCTTGCTTAAGCTTATTCATAAAGTTGTAAGCAGTGTTAAAGTCTTTGAACTCTAACTCTTCATCAAAGACTAGACCCTTTTCTTCAATCATACACAGTAGTATCCATTTATCTCCTTGGTCTATTGGGCCTTCGAGATATTGATGTACTTTAACTTGCATTTTTCATCCCTTCAATATGGAAGTATAGTATGTTATCATTAGTACTAGACAATATAGGAGTCATGTTAGAGTACCTCGTTCAAGCGTATCTTCTTTTTTGTCTCTTTTATCCAGTCATGTGGTATTACTTCTTTAGCAAATAAGAACCCATAGTAATCACACCAGTCTGCGTAGGTACTCTTTGCACCCTTGTTTAATCTCTGGTAAGGATTACTAAAGACAAACCTTACGTCAAGCTCAGGGTGTATCTCTTGTATCCACTTGTGCTTGTTCCTATCAGGTAAAGTAAACCTACCCTTAGTCTCTACTATGATACCGTTGGGTAGTATAAAGTCAGGAGTATACTTCCTTACTCTCATGTCACGCCACTGTACCTTTAGTGTCTCGTACTCAAACTTGACACGTTTCTTTGTAAGGTACTTAGCGTTGCGTTCTTCTAGTCCTGACCTGAATCTGTGAACTTGGGTGGTTGCCATATCTGTTCTTCTTCTCTTCTTAACCAAAGTAATCTACCATTCTCGATGACTCTATCTTCATCACCACCGTAAGCTCTGACACATTCTTCATACAACTCCTGCTCTGTCTTACAGTCAGCAAGTATCTTATCAGCTTTCTTAGGACCAACGCCATAGATACCTTGTATGTTATCTGCTGAGTCGCCTGTCAGTATCTGCTTGTAAAAGAACTTGAGTCCACCAAACTCTTCTACTGTCTGCCATGATCTTTTGTGTGGGTTGTAGTGTGTGCATGGTAGCTGTAACATATCCTTGTCTATTGATATGACAATCCTGTCTGGGTTAGACCATATACCTATAAGGTCATCAGCCTCTTCATCCTTGGACACAATAGCTTTCCAATTATCAATCATATGCTGTCTAATACCACCAAGGTGTACAGGCTTCTCTTGCTTCCTGTTG